GCAAAGTACCTATGAATGAAGGGAACAATACTAGCCTTTATGTTAGTTACAGTCATCGAAGGCAATGTGGCGCAAGGCTCAGATCAGATGTTGTTTCGAGACATTCATCGTTGCCAGCAATTTGCGTATTGGATAGAACATAATTGCAGAGATGTCCGTTGTAGAGGGGGCATCAAACAACACAACATAACGGCTTATTGCAAACCAGTAATGGCTGGGGCCAATCAAAAGTTTTGGGATTAGTAATGAGCGTATATCACGGATTGTTTTATATTCACGAAGAAAAAAGATTTGCTCGATGGGAAGAGTACATTGAGTTTTATCGTCAACAACGGTTAAAAGAAAATGCCTAAAAAGTTACAAGAAAATTCTGTTTGGGCTAAGTATGACATAGACCAAGACGGAACTGTTTCAGATGAGGAGCTTGAACGCGCTACTCAAATGTTAGAATTAGATTTAAGAGAAGAAAAGCAAGACTCGCAAAGGCGTATTGCTTGGGTTGCTATGTCTTCTATGGTTTTGTATTCATTGTTACCACTATTACCTTTTGTACCAGAAGCTCGTTTATCAACTTTGTCCTCGCTGAGTGATATGTTGTTCCTTAGTCAGGCTTCTATTATAGGCTTGTATTTCGGCGCTACGGCCTATATGTCGCGTAAACCGTAGAGGTTTACCGTGATAATTGAATCAGTTGCAGCGGCAGGAGCCATCCTGTCTACAATATCTACCGCAATAAATAAATTAAATGAAGTGGGTGATGGAGCCAGTAAAGCTGTTGAGTTGATGCAAGGATTTTCTGATGCCTTGGACTCGTTTGAGCGCGAAAAGAAAGACTCGATTATCAATAATCTGTCATCTCAAGAATTGCTAAAACTCGAAAGTATCAAACACAGAAGGGATCAGTGGGAAAAGTCGCTTCACGATATGCTCGTAATTCACGACCCAGCTCTGTTGCAAAGATGGGATGAAGCTAAGGCGAGGCAAAAAGCTAACCACAAACGGCAGATGGAAGCGATCAAGGCAAGAGCTGCTGCTAGAAAGAAGATGATCCAACAAATTTGGGTCGTAATGGGAGTAACGGCTATAGGTTTGCTTTGTTCGTTTATACTTATAGGCGGAGTTATATTAATATTTAAGTAGTAAATAAAAGGTGTAAAGATGCCACCAAAGAAAACAGCAAAGAAAAAAACTAAATCTAAGGTTAATCAAGCCGGAAACTATACAAAGCCTACTATGAGAAAGTCTTTGTTTAACAAAATAAAAGCCGGATCAAAAGGCGGGAAACCGGGGCAATGGTCTGCTCGTAAAGCTCAAATGCTTGCCAAGCAATATAAAGCTAAAGGCGGTGGGTACAAAAGCTAATGGCCAAACAAGCACAGCAAAAAATAGAGACTAAAAAAAAATAGAAGAGCGTATTCGCCAGCAAAAGTTAAAAGAGCATAATCAATAATGGCTTTAAAGAAATCTCAAAAATCGTTAAAGAAGTGGACTAAGCAGAAATGGAGAACGCCAAGCGGCAAGAAGTCTTCAGAAACTGGCGAAGTTTATGCTCCGTCAGCCACTATTAAGAAGCTAAAATCTACTGAAAAAGGAAGAAAGAAGCTGGCAGCAGCGAATAAGAAGAAAAGAGCGGCTACCGCAAAAGGAAAGCAACACGCAAAACACGGCTTACACAAGGGAAAGAAACGATAATGCCTGCTAAAAAAGATCCAAGATTAAAAAGAGCAGGGGTTGCTGGGTTTAATAAGCCTAAGCGAACACCTAACCATCCTAAAAAGTCTCATATAGTGGTGGCTAAAGAAGGTGACAAAATTAAGACCATTAGATTTGGACAGCAAGGTGTAAAAACAAATCAGACCGTAGGACAAAGAAAAGCGTTTAAGTCTCGTCATGCAAAAAACATAAAGAAAGGTAAGCTTTCGGCAGCATACTGGGCAGACAAAGTTAAATGGTCTCCTAGCAAAACCAAGTCGCCTTCAAAGAAATGGAAGAAAGGATCTTAGGTGGGGTTTAAGTTAAGCATTGGTTTAGGTATTGCGCTTTTTGCAGTTACTGGCGCATTTAAACTTTACTATGACAAATCACAAGCTGAATTGGATTCGTTTCATATAAGGTTAGAGCAGTCAATTCAGAATCAAAAAACCCTAGAAAGCACTATTGAGCAGCAAAACGATAATTTAAAAGAAACAATTAAGAACCAAGACCTTATGATTGCTCAAGTCGAAAGACTGCAAAAGCAAAATATGGAAGCTCAAAACGAGGTCACTGATCTTAGAAAAAAGTTCTCAAAGCATTCTTTGAATGTGCTGTCGGCCAGAAAGCCAAAATTAATAGAGAAGATTATCAATACTGGTACAAAAAAGGTGTTGAAGGATCTTGAAGAAATTACCAATCCGAATCAGTTTGATGAAGTTATTTCTATTAGTAGCTCTGCTGCTAGTTAGCGGTTGCTCAATACTTGGATCTGGCAGGGATATACCAGAGGTCAAGCCTGTAGAGGTTGTTACGGTAGTAAAAAAGGCTCCAATGTATCATCCTCCTTTGCCAAACAATATTGAGTCTGTGCCTGTTGAGTGGACTGTTTTAAATCCAGAGCTTATGCAAGACTATTTGGATGATTTAAACGAGGGTAATGCTCCAACAAATGTTTGGTATGCATTAACAACTAAGGGTTATGAAAACCTTTCAACTAATATGGCAGAAGTTAAGAGGTATCTAAGACAGGTAATTAGCATATTAAAATATTACCGAGAAATAGATGATAAGGAACAAGATGAAGATAAGTGAAAACGGTTTAGAGCTTATAAAAAAGTTTGAAGGTTGTGAGACCACGGCTTATCAGGATAGCGTTGGCGTATGGACTATAGGTTTTGGTCATACCAAAGGCGTTGAAGAAGGTCAGACTTGTTCAATAGAAGATGCAGAGTCAATGCTTGCTGATGAGATGGATGAATACGAAGGCTATATTAACAATATGGTTAAGGTTGAACTTCAGCAGCATGAGTTCGATGCGTTAGTTGCGTGGGTATACAATCTTGGCCCAACTAACCTTGGCGAAAGCACAATGCTTAAAGTTCTTAACGGCGGTCAGTTTGATCGTGTGCCAGATGAAATGAATAGATGGACTCGCGCTGGCGGCAAGATACTTGAGGGTTTAGTCAGAAGAAGACAAGCGGAGTCGTTGATGTTTCAAGATTTAGATTGGAGACAAGTATAATGGGTATGAGCAGACCGTCTTATGGTCGGGGTCAAGGTTCTTTTTTTGGGCGCAGATCTCCTCCAGTGAGAAATCCTAGAATGCCTATGCCTCCAATGAATAGACCACCGACGTTTATGGGAAGAACTATGCCTCAAGGGCCGCAAATGCCTATGGATGGAGGCTACGATGGTAGCGGGTTTATGGGTGGACTAATGGCTAGAATGCCTACGCCTTCTGGGCCACCGCCGCTTATAACACAACAAATGCCTATGCCTCCAATGCAAAGACCCGGAGGGCCGGGAAAGGGAAGACCAAGAGGTGGTCTTATGCGTAGAGGCAGAGGTCGTCCTATGCCCGGAGGGCCGGGGAAAGGTAGAGGTCAACCACAAATGCCTATGCCTCAACAACCGTTTATGGGTAGAGTTGGAAACAATATGCCTCAACCACCATTTATGGGCAGAGTTGGGAACAATATGCCTCAAGAGCCTAGGATGACAACTTTTATGCCTACAAGAAACATGGGGTATGAAGGAGGATTTTATGGCGGTGGTATAACGGATCTTTATTAAATGCCCTTAACTAAAATACAGTTTGCTCCCGGCGTTAACAAAGAGGGAACTGAATACACAGCCGATGCTGGGTGGTTTGATTCAGATAAGGTTAGATTTAGAAAGGGTCGTCCTGAAAAAATAGGAGGCTGGGCTAAGTATTCATCTAGTTCATTTCTTGGTGTTTGCAGATCGCTACATGATTGGGCTTCATTAGAGTCCATAAGGTATATAGGCGTTGGTACTCATTTAAAGTTTTATGTTAATCAAGGCGCAAGTTTCCACGATGTAACACCTATAAGATCTACAACATCTGCTGGGGATGTGACGTTTGCAGCAACAGATGGCAGTTCTACTATTACAGCAACAGACACTGCTCACGGTGCAAATGTAAATG